TGACCTTTTTTAATCACTAATTCTTGACCTTTTGATTTTAATAAATTATCATTGATCCATTTTTTATTAGTAATCTTTTTTCCATATTTCTTTTCAAACTTTTCTACCCAACCACTTCTTTTTTTCTTCATATCTACTTTCGGTCTTTCTTTCTTTTCTAATATACTTTTTTCTTGTTTTTTCTTATCAGATTTACTTAAATTTTTTGGAATATAAGTTTGTGGAACTTTTCTTTTATTTTTACCTTTTCCTATTTCAATCTTTTTTACCATCTTAAATATACTTAATATAAATATATTTAATATTGAAAAATTTAGGTATTTAAAGAAACTTTTAAAAAGTGTCCCATTTTTGGAAAACACTATATAGGAATTCAAAAAATGGGACACTTTCAAATCAATCAAATGTAATAAGAAATTCACCAAATGTAATAGTCAATTGTTTTAGCTTTTCACCACGCCATTTTAAAACATAATCTTCAGGTAATCCCTTTTTACGTAAATAATATTTCCGTTGATATTCAGCAATTTTTATTTTATTTTTTTGGTAATAATTCCTTCTATAATCTCTTAATTTATCTTCAACCATCTTATATATATAATTAGATATTAATTCTTAGGTATTGGGGGTAAAGAATTTATATTTTTAGTAATCTTATATATTACCGCTGAATGTGGATTTAATTTAGGTCTTGTACCGTCAGGAAGTCTTATATCTGTTTCTATTTCTGTAAGTGTAAAATCTTTTGTTGCGGTATATTGAAAAGTTTGCTCAGCATTATAATAAAAATCACCAATATTATTTTCACGTGTCAAATATCCCATACAAGGTAATTTAGAATAACCATCATTACCACCGATCCATACACTGTCTGTTCCTTGACTTGGTATTGATGAATAAACCGTATAATATGGGAAATTTAATTTATCAGGTAATTCAAATGCCGTTATAGTCCCTTGGTTTATATCAGGTTCTGTTTGTCTGTTACAATTAGCACCTAAATCATATAATGGTAAATTTAATTCATTGACACTTAATGGTTGTATTTCGGCTGATGATATATAAGACCCAGTAGTTGCTGGTCTTGTTATATTTAATAATCCAGTTCTATATGTAGGTGGTTTATTTTGAAATACAAACTGATTTGTAAAGAAAGCGTTATTATCTCCAAATTTTGGTAATAATTGGTTTAAATCAAATCCCATTTTATCAAACATACATAATTTATAATTATCTTTATCTGTTTCACTTAATGTAGTTGTATTATTATTTTTATCAAATAATATAATATTTTCAATAGCTATTCCAGATTGACTATCAATTATACTTCCTTGGTCTTGTTGTGCATCGTCAAATTGTCCTATTCTTGGTGCGTCATTTTGGGTATATGCGTGACCAGTGTTAGTATTAATTGGAACATTTCCAATTACTTTTGCTTCTGATAATCCTATTTGTCCTATCCTATTTACTTTGTAACAAATTTGTTCAGGATTAGGATTAGGTGTAATTAATTCAGGTATATCAGATAATAAACCATTACCAATTGTTGCTGGCGTATTTAATCCAGAAATCTCAAAACGTGATAATACTGGATTGTATAATATACTTGGATTAACTGCCCCAATATATCCTACATTCATATAATTATCTATCGCCAGTTCTCCAGTAGTACCAGTAGCCGTATTGCCGATCATAGGTGATACAAAACATACCCCTTCATTTCTTGTAAAAGATGGATCAAAACCAATCTGTGTTCCGAAAGTACTATTCCATACATCTATTTTCCATTTATTAGTGGGGTTTGAATAATTCGTAGTATCAAATTCTGTTGTGGGTGATCCGCATTCAATACCACATATAAAAGCTATATATGGTATACCATTTTTACTTTTCATAAAACCATTTGCTGAATTATTTGAAAAAACTGGGACACAAGCAATATCATTTAATCTTGCTTCTTCAACACAATCATTCGTACTTTTTAAGTTAAGAGTTCTACTATCACGAAATGAACCAATAAAAAAGTTTTCTTCTAAAATATTGGCTGTTGTTGTTGTATCAAAGGGTGCACCTTGTTGGGAAGTGCTAAAAAATTCTGTTGTATCTAACTTATCTTGTGTATATGTTGCGTCTATACTTTTTTCATAAGTGAACCCTTCTTGAAATCTTGATTTTACCATTATACTTGAAAGTTCTTGACCATCATTTGAAACACTTTCTGGAAAATTACGGATTGTGTTGCCTTCACAAACTCCATTTCCATTAGTTAAAACATTATAATCTGTAGTACTTTCACAAGATGAAACAAGATCAGCTACTATTTTATTATTAAATTTCTTTCTTTGATTAGCATAATATATTGGATTTCCATTTGCATCTTTCAAAAAATAATTTAATGGAAATTGACTTGAAAATTCGTCATCATACATTCCTAAATCTAAATTTACTAATAAATTATTTTTGAAATTATCACTATCTGTATCAATTATTAATGACGTATCACCACAATATTTTTCTGTCTTTCTAAATCCTTTTGATATTCTTTGTATATTATCAGTAGTCCATAACATATTAGTTATAACTAAACCGTGTTTTTTTAAAATTATAAATTGATCGCCAGTGCCTTCACTCGCAAATGTATTTAATAATCCTATTCTACAACCTATATCACCAGTATTTAAATTTCCGAAATCTCCTTTATTTAAACCAGTTCTACTACCATTAGTTCCACTCATAATATCCGCTCCGAAACTATCATCATTTCTTACATAACTAAAATTATAAAATATATCTTTCAAAGCTTCAACTCTTTCAGGGTGTTTATATGCTACGTTATTATACCATTGTCTTCTTACTCCACAATATGTTGCAGTAGTATTTGGTATTCCGTGTGCTGAAAAATTACAAACTTGTGGTTGATATGTTGGTGTGCTTACTATAACTGGTTTTGCTTGATTTACAACATTTCCTAATATATCTCGGTGTGAAAATTTAAGTGTATTATAATCTAAATATTCTGCTCTATCATTTGATATTTTATTAATATATGAAGGTTCGTGTAATTGATCTGTAATTAATGTTCCTAAATTGTCTGGGGTTAAAAACCCTTCTTGAACTTCTAAATCTAATGTTTTTGTCCTTTTTGAAGCTTCTTCATTAATTGTGTCATAATCATTATTAATTGAAATTGTCGCACTGCTTTCTGCTTCTCCTTTATTACATAAACCAGTATATCCGAAATTTAAAAATGTAAATCTACTACCATCAAATCCACTTAATCCACTTTGACTAAATATATTAGAATTGGTATATGTAAAAAATTTTAATATATGTTTAGATCCAGTAGTTCCCCCACCAGTTGGGAATGGTTGTAATCGTGCTGGGTCTATATTTAATGATAAAGTAAATGCTCCAGTCAATCCATAATTTCGCCCCATACTGGCTATACTCCAGCTTTCAACAATTCCATATACATTGCCGTCAGTTGTAACACTATCTACCCTTATTCTCATTCCAGTTCCAAATTGTCCTACACCACCAGTTTCAACCGTTGTATCGTATACCACATTAGCTTCATATCCACCATTGATATTTCCAGTTCCACTTGACCCAGTTTGCTCAGTTCTTGCACGCGTTATCATAGAACCGCCACAATATGATTTATTTAGTTCATCATAAAATTCTGTATTATTAAAACCACTACCAATAGTTGGGGGTAAGAAAATTTCGCCTAAACTTCTTCTACTAACCATATTTAAAAATTCGGTATTATCTCTAATAGTACCATTATTTTTTGGTTCTTTTGGATCGCTATTTGGTAATACTTGATTTGGTGCTAATGTAGTTCCATTACCACGATAGGTTGAATGTTTTAAAAATGGTAATCTTGCGGTATTGCTTCCAGCGTGATTTATATAAAATGAATATTCTAATCTAAGTTTATTATCAACAAATCCACTTTCATTTTCATCACCACTAAATTCAATTACTTCATCTGAAGCACCTTTACTATTGATAATAATTTGTTCTAATGAAATTGTATCACCAGCATTAACAATTATTCCTTCTGTTGAAATAACGTTAGTCCAATTGCTTTTGAATTTGTCCTGATCTTCATTTAAATTGTTATATGTTGCTTTTCCACGTAACCTATTACATTCTAATAAGAGATATTTAGCCATATTATTATTATATAATAATATTATTAAATAAGAAAAAATATAAATGAAAAAAAGTGTCTCGTTTTTGGAAAACACTATATAGGAATTCTAAAAATGGGACACTTAATTATGCGGATACAATAACTTCCCCATTCTTAATATTTATAACACGTTCTACATTTGAATAAAACCTTACTTCTTTTGCCCCCTGTCGATCACGTGTACGTTTGTATGTTGATTGATAAGTAATTGGTTTAACTCCCACACGTTTACCATTTCCAAGAACATTGAACCCACTTGTGGTTAAATCTACACCTACATAACTTGATTTACCACGCAAATCATTGGTTCTATCAGTAGAAGTATCATCTGGTAATTGGAATGCTTCAATAGTACCAGTATAAACACTATTCTGATTAACAGCATTATCATCAACTGCTTTATTGGTTTCACTATCCATACAAAAAACTTGTTTTGGAACTTGTAATGGTTTCGCCATCACTTTTGAAAGTTCATTATATTTCATAGATGGTGAAGTTAAATCTCTATCATAATAACGTTGTTCATTAATTCTAAAATTAACAGCGGTGTCTGTTTGTTCTGCGTCTGAGTGATATTGTCCCAAAAGATTATGTGAAACTCCAGTAAATTTTTCAGCAATCATAATGGATCTAATAGTTCTTCCACTAACAGCAATATCACGTTCTATTTTTTGTTCACTTACAGCACCAGCGTTTGGATTTGCTGCAGCTTGAATTTGTGACGTGGTCAAAACACTATCTTCGTAAATATATGATAAGCCATTTTCACTGAAAATCTGTTTTTGTGTTGCTTCCATTGAACCATCAAGGAAATACAGATGATCTGAATAAAATTTAATATTCACGTGCGAAGGTTTAATAGCACCAACTGAACCAGAACCATTTGGGAAACAACAAATAGTACCATCTGTTTTTACTGATTGTGTATTAAGAATAAGTCTTAAAAACACATTTTCCTTCATAGCAAAAAGTGGTAGTTGTCTACTACGCATAAATGGGATAAGCTGTGATAATGCGACATTAAAAACTGGGGTTGTAGTATCATTACTCGTAGGTTTAATAAATGCTGGGACGGTTGCGACTGTTAATGCTGCATTATATTCTAAATCTTTTGGTATAAGTCTTGCCTTTTGCGGTGGTAAAGTATTAAGAGCTCCAGCATCAGCTTCACACCATCTATCGCAAGAATTACCCACTTTAACTTGCTCTACAAAGGCACGATGTTCAGGTGTTTCAAATTGACGAACCATTGTGGCGTAATGTCCATAATCTTCAGTAGATGCTAACACTTTACTCCCACTCATCAAATAGGCACTTTTTATTAAACCGTGAATTCCAGTATTGAGTGGAAAAAAGGCATCATTTTCACCCACAGTACTTGTAACCGCAAGGGAAACAAAAGAACCGCCATCTAAAATACCATTTTTAGGTAGTTGAAAAACAATTTCACTATCAGAAGAAGTAATGGGATCTAAAACTTCTGTTTTTATTTCCATATTAGAAATAGTTGGTAATGTCTTAACATTTAAAATATCTGGTAATTGGTTACTCATTTTATATATCTTATACAGATATTTTAATTATTATTTTTTTTTAATAATAATTAAAACTTTTTATAAATAAAAAAAACTTTTGTTAAAACTTCGCTTAAGAACTAATCATAATTCCTTGTGGGGAATATTGAAGTGTATTCTTTGAAAGAACAAAGGTAAAGACAGCATTTGGTGACTTACCATCTAAATTACTTTGAATTCGTGTTGCGTATGATTGACCCTTAAAACTCATTCCAACGTCACTTACTCTATCCATAGCAAGACCAATACCAAAATTTCTTTTTCCGCTGTCATTATCAACACCAACAGCACGTTTTTTAGTCATAACATCATTAAATGGTCTTAATTCTTTGCCCCCATATCCTAATAGTTGTCTATTGTTGATCATTCTTGAAGATGCTGAAAAATCTTGGAAAGCGTTTAAGTAATTCATCATTACTTGGGTTTCAGGTAATCCTTCAAGTGAATTTTTTTCTACATCTATTTCATAATCAAGACCAAGTTTAACACCACCACGACTAAAAGAAACTTTCTTTAATATTGCTTCTGTATCATAATTTGTACCACCAGCATCAGTGTTTTTTAATTCACCATTTTCAAAAGCATCATTTGCATAACTATTACTGGCTGAAACTGGAAGGAATGTATGGAAGACACTAAGGACTTGCGAAGAAGCGAGATTATAAGTTTGGGTACTATCATTTGAATTAATTACACTATATAACGATGAATAACTGTTATATTGGAAAGCACCAGAACCAGCTACACTTAATCTTTGCTGTCCAGCATCGTCTGGAACAAGTAGGTCGCCAGAAACAGAAACATCTTTTAATTGGTAAAAAGCACCAGAAAGAACAGAAACACCTAATGGAGTACCAGCATTATTTGTGGTTGGGAATGCAACAGATCCTTTAAGCACTTGCTGGTCTGAAGCCAATTCTAACTGAATTTTAAGACCATTCACACCATTCATACTAAGTGGTATTGGGTTTCCACCTTGTAACATACCACAATATAAAGGAACACTAAAACGGACTTCATTATTAACAAGATTTCCTGACGCATCATCAAGACCATTTAATAGTGCTACATTAGATTTTTCAGACATTAAATCTTGTTCTGAATGTGTTGATGATAATAAACAACTTACTAATCTTCCATATTGTCTAATGGCTTCTAAGGATTGGTTTGTTGCTTCGGAAGATAAAACTACATTTTGAAATACTGAATGAACACCAACACGGCTATTTAGCCTTATATCAGATTGGGCTAATGACGAACAATTATTATTATTAGCCAGTGTTTGATTAGAATTTTTTAAAATTAGTGTTCCATTAATTCTTACACTTGAAGGTCTTAAAAACTTAGCTTGGCTTGGTATAGTTATTTGTATAATTGGGTTGCCTTCTCTGAAACTATAGGTATTATTTGCTGGTTGATTACTTGGTAAAATTTCAAATTTCTCCACATTAACAATATTTGGATTACTCATTTTATATATCTTATACAGATATTTTTATTATTATTTTTTTTTAATAATAATAATAAAAAATGTAAAATAATATGTCCCAAATTTGGAAAACATATATAGAGAATTCAAAAAATGGGACACTGGATTACTTTATTTATTAATTTTCAACTCGTACACCATCTTTATTAATTACAATCCGTTTTAATCCATATATATAATTATTAAATAGTTTATCTTCAGATGCTCCAGCATTATAATCAATTCTTAATGAAAGTGTTTGAGTTGATAGATCCATTATCTGTCCATATTTTGTAAGACCACGAGCAATACAAAAATGTTTGGCGATTTGTTGTAAATTTCGCACTGGTTCATTAACATTCACTACTGCTTTCTGTAATTCTGATGTATGTAAGGCTTCATTTCTGTTTTCTTGCCCCCCAGCTACTGCTTGTGAATATCTTTCTAATGGGACAAGTCTTGATGGATAATGATTAGTTCCCCAAACCCATTCATAATTTTTAACAGCATCAACAATTCCAGTTAATGAACTGTGACCAAATCCACGTGCTACCGCATCAGAAGTTGGTAGTGGTTGTGAAAATAAAGATTTAGCACGTTTCATTAAAGTTGGTATTTGGATCTGTGATAGTCCAAGTCTATTTGCTTGATTGTATCTATGTAATTCATAAGTCATAATATCTAATGCTACACCCTTTTCAGAAGCAGATGCCTTAAGCAGACCTGCGACATATCCAGCTGGGGGTTGAACACTTTGAACAATTAATTCAATATCACTCATAGTATATGTAGGTGCTGAAACTGAACCAGTTTTACCATTCCCACCAGTATCTGTTCGTTTAAAAACATCACGTCCCACCTTTCTATCCGCCATTTTGTAATATACTAAACTATCCACAGCGTGAATAATACTTAAACCAACATCTCTGTTTCTGTCTGCTTCATAACTAACCACTAAATCACCTGCGGTTTCACTAAATCCAGTAACATCACCTAAAACTTCTTCATTCGTTCCATTAGTTCCACTATCACATACATAAATTCTATCACCAACTTCAAATGGGTTATTTTCAGCAGTAATTTTCAAATTACAAGAAGCACCCGCCCCTTCTCTTTTATCATCATCTACTGCCTTAGCGGTTTTCAATAGAACTGCACCGTCGGCTTCCAGTTTGTGTTCATTTTCACCAAAAGTATCTAAATACCTATGACTTCTTACAATATCTTCAGTATCTATAACAATTCTCATACCATTCATAGCTGAAACTGGAAGGATATTTCCTTGTTTAAAAATACCAGAATTCAAAGGAAGCATTATGGTTGGTGAATTGGCTTGTCTAACAGCTCCGTCTGGGGCGGTTCCAGTAGAACCAGCAGAAGGATCTGCTTTAGCTCCATAATATAATGTTTTTTGGTTCGCACTATCTCCATTAGAATTCTGAACACCATTAAATAATTCTCTTTTATGAATAGTAGAAGGGGTTTCTGTATAGTGTTTTAAAAGAGCAAAATTAGCATTGTAATCTTCATTAAATTCTAAAGTTGCGTTGTTGTTTCCATCTCTATATAAAATATTACGAATTAATGCGTGTCCCCCACCAGCATTTGGATCTGGGACAAGCTGACCTTTAACATTATTATGGGTTAAATTGAATTTAAGATAAGTTTGGTTTGGGTCAATAAATCCCACAAAAGAAGGTACTGATATACGGATTTGTTCATTCTGTCCTACAGATGAAACCACTTCAGGTTTGATTGCTACAGATTTACTTGGGACATAGGCATTTGGTTGATTTGCTTTAAACATTTTATATTATTAAATGAGATTTTAATTTTATATTTTTTTTTTATATTACATAATGTAAAAAAAAAGTATAATGTAACAAAACTTTTAAAAAAAGTTTATATCAAAATGTAACATTCTAATTAGTTAATATGTGTTCGTCTACAAATTATATTTCGTTCTGTATATTGACTAAGATATTCACGTAAACTCTCAATTAATATCCCAATTTCTAATAATGGTTCTTCTGTATCTGCATACATCATATCTATCATTCTTACTACTCCAAAGCAACTTATTAACTCTTTTTTGATCTCAACATTTTCTTCTTTTAGCTTTTCATATTCTTTATCTCTCTTTTCATTAATTTCTTTTAATTGGTTCATAGCGTCAAGGTACATACCTTCATTCATTTCAATTGTTTCTGAAATATTTTCACTTGATACTGGTGTTTTTTCATTTTCTATTGTCATTGATACTTAATATAATATAATGTTATTTTATTAAATCAATTTTTTTTAATCGTTTAAAAACTTATTAGTTTAAAATGCGGAAAATGACGCTGAAACTTCTGAAGCACTATCAATGGAAGGAAGACCCATTGAATATTTTTGTGTAAGCTGTGTATTTGCTTGGGGTATTGCTACTCCGATTGCTTGTGGTGTTTTGGGTTGAAAATGTTTTTTATGTTTAAATAAATGTGCAAAAGCACGACCAATACTTATTAAACCAGTGATAGCCAACGCCCCTTCGCCTAATAGTGGAATACCGCCCACTACACTATCAAAAACACCAACTGCTTCATCTTCCCCTACTTCTTTTCCTACAACTTTTCCAGCATCTTTACCAGCACTACTAAATAGTTTATTTTTAGCACCTTTTACAAAATCCCCTACTTTACCCAATCCACTTTTCAATGTATCCAAGGCATCGCTACCAATCTTTCCCACTCGTTCACCAAAACTTGTAGCATCACTTTCCAAAGCATCATTACCACCGCGTGCTAATAATGGTTCATCTGTTACTGGATTAGATAAAGTTGCTGTGGAACTATCAGGTAAATCATCTAAATTATTTAATCTTTGTTTCATTTGATCAACCCACCCTTCAGAATTTCTACTAAGTTCTTCGTCAACATCAGCAGAAGCAGAAGCACCCCCACCACCACTATCTACTTCAGGTGCTTCTGGTTCTTCTGGCTTTTCTACGCCGTCTGGGTCTTCAGGTTCTTCCGTACCTTCGGAACTTTTTGGTTTCTTTGCATCTTCTAATTGTTTTTTTGCGTCTTTATATTTTTTATATAAACTCTTTGCCTTTTTGTAACCTTTTAAAGGTACTTCTATACCTAATACACCAGCAAGTTCTTCATCTCCTTTTTCCTTTATTGTGTCCCATTTATCAGTATATTCAGTTGCTTTTTTTTGGGCATTTCCAACTGCTTTTGAAAATAAAGTTGATTCATTTTCATCAATACTTTCTAATGGTGTTTCATTAGATTGCTTGATTAAGTCACTAATTCGTGAAATATTATCACCGTAATCCGACATTGTATATTATAGTAAAACATTTTTTGATTTATATTTTTATTGTTTTTGATATTACTTTTTTTAAAAGTATTTAATATCCAAACATTCCACTATACTCACCATAATCATTTTCTTTATTTTCTAATAATGGATTATTATTAATATCAGAATAATCTGGTATATCGTGTTTTTCATTGGATCGTTTTTTATTTTCCATTTCAATCTTTTTTCTTATACGTGCTTCTATTATTGCTTCTTCCTTTCTAATCTTTTCTGCTTCTCTTTCTTTTTGTTTTTCCATTGCATCTACCATTTTTTCAAAACGATCCATATATTTTATCCATTTATCAAATTCTTTTTTATCCATATCTAATATCTCTTCTTCTGTGACTTCCTTCGGTTTTTCCATTTTCTTTTCAACTTTACTTACTATATCTCTTTTTTCCATAGTCTTTTCTATCTGTTCTTTTTTCTTATTTGCTTTCTTTAATCTCATTTTTTCCAAATGTGCTTTCTGTTTTTCACTTAATGGTTTCTTTGGTTTTATTTTCTTTACTTCTTGTATATGTTCTGTTACTTCATCTTCTACTTCTTCTACTATTTCTTGGGTTTTAGGTGGTGGTGGCTTAAATGCTGGTTTCCTTTTTGGTGTTTGAATAAAAGGGGTTTCAGTCAAATCTTCAAGTTTTGGTGGTAAATCCCCATTAATAATTTCTAAATCGTCGTTCAACGCTCCTTCATTCACTTCTTCAAATTCTAAAAACTTTACAACCATTTTATATATTATTAAAATAGATTTTAATTTTCTATTTTTCTCTAACATTTATGATTAGCATTTTCTACATTTATCAAACGTTACATTATAGTTATAATGACCCATTAGAAAGTTACATTATATATTATATTGTAAAAAGTGTCCCATTTTTGGAAAATACATATAGGGAAATCAAAAAATGGGACACTTAATTACATTATACCTATAATGTATCATCACCTTCTAAATCATCAGAAATATCGGACACATCTTGTTTGCCCATTTTAGGTTCTAACATCTTTTTATTTTTAGTATAAGTAACTGGGGCTTCATATAATAATTTAGAAAAATTGGAATAAGCTTTAGGTCTATTACCATTTCCAGTAAAGCCATATAGATCCAAATACAAAAAACCATAGGGGATACTGGTTGCGGTAGCAAATATATCTTTGAATTTTTCAACTCCATATACACCACCATATTCTTCTGAAAGTGCTTCAACTTGTTTCATATTTGAATTCTGCGATAGAATAACATAGTTTACACTGGCTCTAACCACTGGGGGAACATATTTTAACATTTGCGTATTATATAATAATAATCCGATATTGTGGTGTCTATAAGATGTAGCTATTTTGAACATTAAACTGTTTTTATTTATGTTTGGAAATGCTATGAAATCATCAAATATTAATGCAATTTTTGGTCTTTGTTGTTTTGGGATTTGGTCTTGATAATCTATAATACTTTGAAGGTGTCCATCTGAATATTCTGAATAAATAGTATCTCCATATTCATCATATAAAAATCTCGCTGTTTCATCTCCATTAGACATAGTTGAACTATAAATATATACAGCATCAAATTTTCCAGCATAGAAATTTGGATTTTGTAAATAATTCACGCATCTTAAAGTTTTTCCACTTCTTGGTTTTGCTATGTCTATCATACAAGCACCTTTATTTACATCAGGAAGTGTTGGGTGGTGTTTAATTTTTTTATCACTGGGTGCTGGTTTTACTGGTAATATGGTTAAGTCATCTTCATATTCGTCAAGCATTTTTATTATAAGTTAATATTTTATTTTTATTATCTTTCTTTATTATATACATTATGCTTAGAAGTAAAATTGAACAAGACGTTAAATGGGGATTAATAAAAGAAAAACACGTTTTACCCTTATTACAAAGTAAAATAAAAGATATAAAAAAAACACCATATAAATATGATCCATTTGATTTTAGAAGTGATGAATTAAAAATGGATATAGAATTGAAAAGCAGAAACATTTTCAAAGGTCAATATAAGACAATTTATTTTGGTGTAAATAAATTAGTCAACGGAAGACTCAGGCGACAAAACGGAACATCACTTAGGACGATTTATTTATTCCGTTTTAAGAAAAGAAATGATCCATCAAAACACGTTGTTTATTTTTGGGAAGATGACGGTATATTTGCTAATACAACAATGAATGGTAATTTAAGAAATGGTGAAAAGAAAAAAGAATTAGTTGATTTACCTTGTGATTTATTAAAACCATTAAAAGAACTTTTAGTAAAAGTTTAAATCAAAAAATAATATATTGATAAATAATAATAATGGTAAAACAAAGTAACAAAGTAAAAGTTGGGAAATACGATTACGAGAAATCCACAAGAAAAGGAAAGAAGTTAATGGTTAAAGTAAAACAAAGTAATGGAAAAATAAAAACAATACATTTTGGAAATGATAAATATGAACAATATGAAGATAAAACTGGGATTTGGAAAAGTAAAGACCACAAGGACAAAGACAGAAGGAAAAACTATTTAGCAAGAGCAAAGGGGATTAAAAAAAAAGACGGAACATTGGCGTATAAATCCCCAGAAAATGCTAATTTTCACGCTGTAAGAATTCTTTGGTAATAAAAAGTAAAAACTTAAAATATCTTGTAAAATATATATAAGATATTATGAGTTTTATTGAAATGATTGTTGAAATACGTACTACGTTGCTTTCGTTAGAAGTACATATTGTGGAATTACAAAAAGAAAACAGAAAACTAAAAAATAAAATAAAAAAGTTACATCAAGAAACTTTTAAAGAATAGCTATATTTACTTTTTTGAATATTTTTCTTGTGTTGAAACGGAATGCATCATCTTATCAGCAGTCTTACTTTTCAAATCATTAACTTCTACAGGGTGTTTTTCTGAAATATAAATATGCCTTAATTGATTTGCTGTGATCTTTTTTCCAGTTGGTGAAAATGTCTTACTAATATATTTTGATAATTGATTTGAATTCATAGGTTTATCACGACTATCTACCAATAAATCGCCACTATCATTAAATTTTAACCATATATTCAGAACACTATTAAGTATTTTACCAACTGGTATTTTTTTAATACCGTGAGCTTTTTTACTCTTATATTCTCCAAAATGAAAAAACTTATTAGTTCTTGATTTTACAACTAAATAATTATTACTTTCTAATTCATCTTTACTTAATTTTTCATAATCAGAATTCTTAACAACTTTCATTCCACCATAATCAAGTCTAATTGGTGGGTTGTCATCGTGTAAATATAAATTAGCAACTACCCACATCTGTAGAATATCACGTTGTTTTTTTGTAATAGTTTCTTTTTTGAATACATCACGGTCTATCAAATCACGTTTATAAGAATTCATTACTTTTTTTAATGCTTGTAATGAAACCCAATTTTTTTCTTGATTATTAGTTTTTTCATTCTTTTCTAAATCCTTAATAACTTGTTTATTCAAATCATCTAAATATTCACGGTATTCTTTCAATTCAGTATCATATATTCCATTATTATTCATACTATCTAAGCCAACTATTACAGCTGATAAGTAGTTTTTTTGTGTATTAATTTTTAGATCCTTGATTGTATCCAATACTTTTTTTTCATCTTTCAAAAAGTCTAATGGGTTTTTCTTATCAACAATATCTTTATCAAATATAGCATTATGTATCTTATTAATGCTTATAATATACGCCCTTAAACTATTGGGTTTAATGTTTCTTGCTTGGTCAATCGCTTTTCTTACTATTTCCATTATATATATTAATGTAACATTTTATTTAAACCTTTTATTACACATTTAATACTTTTTAAAAAGTGTCCCATTTTTTGAATTTCCTATATATGTTTTCCAAATTTGGGACACTTTTTAAAAAATAAAATGTTACATTATAATATAAAATGAAACAAAATGACTTAAAGAGATCTCGTGATACATTATATACTGAAATGACTAAAACAAAAACACCAACAACACCGTTTAACTGCTCTAAATGTGGTAAGGGTTCTTATATTTCTACTTGTGCTACGTGTATTATTGACAGTGGATTTATCGAAGATACAATTTATGCTTCTAATAATAAAATTAAATATGATAAGGGAAAGACAATTGAACAACAACACAAACAGATTAAAACGCAGAAAAAAAAAATAATTACTAATAATAAGATTATGAAAATTTGTGATATTATTAAGATTAAATTACAGACTAATACAAAAATTCCAGAGAATGCTTGGTTGGATAAGAAAAACCAAAACAAGAATTATAAAGCAAATCCTAAATATAATGTTGGTATTGTATGTAATGAAGATAGTGGTGTATTTGGAGTGGATTTGGATTTTTACAATAAAGAAGGTAAAGAGCCTTATGATCCAATTAATAACAAATTCCATAAAGAATTCATTGACAGATTTGGTGAAAATTATGTTGAATATTTCAATACTTACACACAAACAACACCAAATGGTGGAAAGCATTTAATATTCAAACACGAAGAAGGATTAAGTCAAATACAATCAGATAAATATAAGATTGATACACGTGGGGGAGATACAAATGGATATTTGACTGGTTTGAATTCGGTAGTGAATGGTAAGAGATATGAAGTAATCTTAAACAAGGAAATTCAACCACTTCCAAAAGAGTTAAAAGACTTTCTATTTAATGTGGTTGCACTTGATCGTGATACAACTATAAAACAGCCCAAACAAAGTAAAAAATTATCAAAAGCAGTAAAACATTTTGATATTGAAGCTAATTATAAATATAATTTAACAGATGATGAAATTAGACTTATTTGTAAACGATTACCAGCTAATTATTGGACTAATTTTATTGATTGGTTGAAATTTACAAGTGGTATGAAGCAGATTAATAGAAAGGACTTGTGGGAAGAAATCAATGTAACTAAACCAAAATATCATAAAACACAAAATGAATATTTTTGGGATAAAACTAAAAATAAATATGAAGATTGTAGTTATTTTGAATATCTTTGTAAAGAAGCCAATACTATGGATTTTATCAACTTATCCAAATACAAACCAGTACCGAGTAAGGAAAGTAAGCCAGATAAATCAATTGATATGCCTTATTTAACAGGTGATTTTATCAAAAAAGATACATATAAAAATGGTTTGGATTATGATGCGTATGATGATATGGTTATTCAATCAGATACTGGAACTGCTAAATCTTCAAGTTTTAAAGAATATATGATTAAAAATGGTCAATCTTTCGTAAGTATTGTATCAAGAATTTCATTAGCAAAAGAACAATTTGAAGATTTTGGTGAACGAATTGATGGTGTTGATTATTATGGTTATGATATTGATAATACTAATACTGGTCTTATCATTTGTATTGATAGTATTATGAAAATTTCAGGGTGGTCTTCATCGTGGGGTTCATCTATTCCAGAATTGGAAAATCGTGTAGTATTCCTTGATGAATTTAATTCATTAGTTGAATATTGCTTACAATCAACAACAATGGATAACAAACGAATTGAAGTATTTAATTTTCTTGTAAATGAAGTATTTATGAAGGCAAAAAAGATAATTTGTAGTGATGCTGATATTTCAGATATTAGTATGAAGTTTATTGAATATATTAGAAAACGTAGAAATACATTTACTTATATTCAAAATACACATATTCACAATAAAGGAACACCAGCAACAGAACTCACCAGTAAAGAAGAATTAGTTGAAAGATTGAGTAAGGAAAAAACCTTTATGTGTGCTTGTGATAGTAAAACAGAAGCAGTTGATATTTACCAACAATTAATGAAAAAAGATCCAAAAGCAATTATTAAACTTATTGTCGCAAGAGATGATAAAAGAAAAGGTGATGAAGAATATATTGATTTGAAATCACACGCAAAAATTATATTTAGTCCAAAGATCGTTTATGGTAATGATAGTAATGGATATTTAGGAAAACATAAAAGACCAGTGTATGCATACTATAAAACAGAAAGTATTTCCCCAACAGCTATGTTACAACAAATCAACAGAGAAAGGAAAATATCACATCTTTATTACTGCTTTGAATTGAAAGTATATATGAAGTCAGCTTATAATAATTCTAAAGAAGTTGTAAAAGATATTGAAAACCAACAAAAAGAAGCAATTGATATTTTAGGACGCGGTAATTATTCGGACGAACTTGAAAAAATGTTTATTGATTTATCAGTAGATTTATATATTAAAACTGATGCTTATTCAACTAATAAATATGTTCATTTCAAAACATTATTACCACAACGTGGTTTCATTGATACGATAAAAGAGAAAAAAAGAACTGAAACACAAGATAGTGAAAAAAATTTGAAGAAAAAGATAAGAGTAAAGTTATTTAATAAAGAAAACTTTAAAGTTTCTGATGCTTTGAATAGTCAAGCAAATATGGACGTAGTACGAATTTATGACACAGAACTTATTAAAAAGAACAGAACACTTTTTACAAATGCTGGATCTATTGAAAAGTATATTCTTCAAAAATCATTCTATCTTAAGAATAAAGAATATTGTGATAGAATGTTAAAGAAGGAAGATGAGATAGAATTTAAAAAGATTAATTCAAAATATTACAAAGTGGGTCAAATGATGGATTTATATGATAAGCTTGGATATAATAAAGACTTAACCAAAAAATCAGATTATCAAGAAAAATTTACAGATGAAGAAAAAACGGATATTATGAAAAAATATAAAGGGGTTGATAAATCGGTTGAACTTAATGATCAATACAAAAGATTTCAGTTTATTATTAAGATTACTAAAAATTTATTTGGTAAAGAAATTGTGAGTAGTCAGAAAAAACAGATTAAGGGAAAAAGACAGCAAGTATATTTAATTAATAAAAGGATTATTAGTAACTTATATGAAATTCAAGAACATCAAAAAAGACACAGATTAATCAAACCAACTTCAAAAGAATTTACTAAATATTATATGGAACAAAGAAACTTAAATTAATTATAACCAAGTGTCCCATTTTTTTAATCTCATATAAGCGTTTTCCAAATTTGGGACACTTATTTCAATAATCACCAATTTCAATTATTTTCATTTTACTTTCATCTTCAGGGGTAGGTTTTCTATATTTAGTATTATTTACTTTTTTCATCGTACCTTCAAATATAAATTTAGGGTTAATAGGTTTAGTGCTTTCTTTAATCTTTTTTTCAGCTTTTTCGTCTACTTTTTTTAAAGAATTATTCTTTAATTTAGTAGCTTCAACAATTTCATCTTTATTTTGCAAAGTTTTAAACATCAATTTAATATAATAAAATATAAAAATAAAATATATTTTATTACATTATATATAATGTCGTTAATTAATTTAGCATCAAAATCCAGAAATGAAACAATAGAACAACCCCCATTTAATTTTAAAAATCATTTTCCACAACCAATATTGATAAAACCAAATAGTCAAGTATGTTTAAACCATTTTTATCATTTTAGAGATGATGGTTATTATAGAATAACACCAGCAAATAATGTAATCGCTTTTATGATCTCAAATTTTAGAGCTATTAGTGGTTATAGATATGCGAAAGTAGATGACGGAAGATATGAAGGTGATGAATTAGCCACAGCAATTCAGAGTGCTATGAATAAAGCAATTTTACAAGAGAATTACACGTGGTCTTGTGTATTTACTAAAGGAAATCCTAATGCGAATCCAGTTACAGAAGATTTATTTACGATAACGTATGCTAATGTTCCCACGCCAGCACAACCAAAGGGGGGTATATGGTCTCAAATTGTTAATGGTAATTCTTCCGAACAAATGGGTATAATAAACAATGATACTGATAATAATAATTCAGTATTAACTCATATTGGAACTGGTCGTGCTTCAGCTATCCTTGAAAATGGTATAAGATTACACGAAGGATTAGCCAGATACCTTGGATTTGGGTTGGAAGGTGAAGGGACTTCTTTTACTAATGCCTTCAAACCCCATATTTCCACTTGTGGTTTAGTTCGTCATACCTTATCAAGTCCATCTAATGCTAATCCATTTGTTAATTTTAATCCCTTTCAAGGTGATATTTTAGTTGATATAGGAATTAATGCTGATGACGGACAGTATAAATTAGTAGTTTCCAATTTAGTTCAACAAGGTGCAGGGGGTATTTCATCGCCGAATGGACGAAGACAAGAAGAAAGACGTGTCATCGATGCTGTTGATTTAGATGCTATGTTTGACACTACTGATCATTTCGGCTTTGAGTTTCTCAGAACATCAGCTACTACAAGAACTGGTCACGAATTCGTGGTTCGAATGTTAAAATCTACAGACGGTACAAATTATGTAGCAATGGCGGACGGTGTAGGGGGTAACAATGCATTAGATGGACGACCAAATATTTATTCACAAACTATAAATGGTGTAGCATATACTTCATTAATTTATACTACTAAGGGTATCCCAAGTGGTGTTGGAAATAATGTTATTATAAACCCCAATACTGGAAAATCAACGGCATCAACAAATAGGGGAGTTGTGGTATATGCCCCATTTCACCCATTTTTATCATTAGATCAATTTTCCGCCTATATTACTGGAACAGACCTACACGGACAAGTATTAACTTTACAAACAGAAGCAGAAAATAATACGAATACTGGGGCAGTTGCTGATAGTGTTTATAGTATGTTAGTTGTAAATCATACTAATAATGGCTATGATTATCAATTAAATATATCACAAGCAGAAACAACCCCACTTGCTGGGAACAGCTCAGCACAAGCCAACGGAATGGTATTAAAACAAAATCAAGCCGACCCATTAGAATTTATAGTATATTTAAATGATACTGTACCAATTATAGGGGCAACCAGTATTGGAACTTTAACTTATGATCCATTTACATTTAATGGTATATATCAGTTTTCATTAACAAGTGGGTTTTCATTGAACCCCTTAGGATTTGAAGGTTCTTCTGTTGCCGTTCCTAAAAATTCGCCAGTTAGGATTTCTTGTAGTGGTAAATTTAATTTATTAGGAAACAAACCAACTTTATTTAATGGTGAAGTTTTAGATATGACTAAACACGCAAACGCTATACACGACGAAGAATTACACGTGGACAATAGTGATGCTACTGCTGGTGTTGCTCTTGGTGCTGATTTACCCCTTGCTTCAACGTTACTTTTAGGAAGACTTACACAAGATGATATAGATGATAATGACCAAAACCCAGCTCGGTTAAATGGAAATACACGTGGGGGTTCAATTGGTTCTACCATTGGATATGGTGAAAATGTATTACAAAATGATAATACTACTTTTAATTTTAATGGTAACATAGCCCCAATTAAATTGGCTGGTGACGATACATTACACATTTCAATCCCAGAATTGACTGGTGTGAAATCAATGGAAGGTGAAAATGAAAATGTTGGTAAGACAATTAAAGTAATTCCAAAATCTGTTTTTAGTAAAAGTGATGATAATTCAGCATTAACTTACGATGCTAACTATGAAGATTGGATTGATATTAATAATGCTGAAACATTATATCTTAATGAACTGTCATTACAAGTAAGAAAACCTGATATGACACTTGCGACTTCATTACAACCAACAACACGTGCTTCAATAAAAATAAGAGAAGATCCCACCAAAAAAGCAGAAAGACAACAAGCAGAAATGCTTGAAAGAATGAGTGAAATGGTCACACAAAGGCAGAATACTAATAATGAATTAGAAGCAAATAAAACATATACATAATAAAAAAATTGAATAAATTATTTAAAGAAATAATACATTATATTATATATTGTACTATGAATTATTGTTGGTGTGAATTTACAAAACAAAAAGAAAGATATTGGATTGAAAGAATTGGTATGGGAAGAAGATTAAATTATATTAATAAAGATGGTAATACTTTTACTTGGTATGATATGAGAAATGAAAATGATATTGCTGAAAATGAAAATGAAAAATATATGAAAAAAGTTCATAAAGAAATAAAAAAATAAAATTGAATAAATTATTTAAAGAAATAATACATTATATTATATATTGTATTATTATGCGTTCAACTAATAAATCCTTTTATCATTACACCATTACACCATTTAATTCTGAAGATAATACCTTTGGAACGAAGGAATATTATTTTACTTGGAAAGATATTAAAGAAAAATATAATATTTCAAGACAAACTATTTACAGAATTGTAAGTGATCCTGAAAACGTGAAAACCAGATTTAAACATTTAATAGAAAAAACATTTATTCACGTAAAGACAATTCAATATTTAGATTAATATTTTAATATTCATTTAAACATTATATATTACATTATAATATATAATGACTAAAACAATTTATATAAAAAACACATTAGAAAATGATGATGAGTGGTGGAAAACTAAGATTTTGAAACCTATTAAGGACTATGAAGAATTGATTAAGAGCGGTTTAATCAAAAAGAGTGGGTCTTATTATCCGAGATTATCAGAAACAAAGAAAAGGGGATTACACGCCTTTAACGAAGTTCATAGCACACATTTTTCAGATATTGAAAAAGAATTTATTTTAATTTTATGTAAATTCAAAGTATTACCACAAGTTAATATAAGTACATTAGTTATTACTTATGAAGGTGATACACACCACTTAGCTAACTATTTTTCAAAAGATGATTTAACATATAGTGAAACACCATTTGATGCGATTATTAATGATCTAAATATTATGTCTTCTAAAGATAAATTAGAACATATTGAAAATATGATTGAAAATTTAGAATTTAACCCATACGAATATTCATTACTGATCATTCGTTGTTCTTCTGCTTTGGCGGATTACCACAAATAAAATTAGTATACCTTTCAATAAAATCTAAAATGCTTTTTCGTTTATATTCAATACTGCATTCTACTTCTTCTAAGCATTCAGAATATAATTCAGTTGCTTTCATAATTTCAACTTTTTGATCTTTTGTTAATTTCATAATATATAGATATTATTAGATTACATTTTTTTTTCTTCCATTTTCTTTTTTTCTAACATTTCTTTTTTAGACATTTTTTTATCTTTCATATCTTTCTTAGCTGGTTTCTTTTTATCATCTTTCTTTGATCCTTTTGGTTTATATGAAGCTTTCGCCTTGCTCATAGCTTCTTTATAAGATACTTTGTTTTTACTCGCATACGCTTTAACGTGGGAAATCCAAGCACTAACCATTTTTATATATAAACTATACATATATAATTTTTATAAGAATTATTTTATATATCATATTTTTTCCCACTTATTGGATTATACAATTTTTTATCAGATATTGTATATTCTTTTTCTGTATCATATCTTTTCTTTTGTTCATCACAGGTTTCAACCACTATTGAATCCACGATCCCATCACCATCTGAATCATTCATACTGCACTTTGAATTACAACACACCATCATTTTACATTTCAACTTTGTCAAAAACTTCCACATTATTATATTATTAAAAAAGATAAAATTTAATATCTATTTTTATTATATAATGAATTTTTCGTGCGTACTTTGTGAAGGTAAATTGAATGATGAATATTTATTTGTTAATAAATTTTGTAGTTCTTGTAGAAAGATAAAATGGTATATATCACTGTATAAACACAGACCAATAGAAATATTAGATAATGTTTTAAGTCGTGATGAAGAAAAACAAAATAATAAAGAAAAAGTAGAAATAAATAAAGAGATTGAAGGTAAAAGATATAATTTGAGAAACCCCAAACAGATCAAAAGGGGTAGTGAAGAATTATATGATAAGAAATAATAAGTGTCCCATTTTTTGATATATATATATGTGTTTTCCAAATTTGGGACACTTTATTTTTTTTTAGAATAATTTGTAATCTTATTTGATTGAACTTTATTTATCAAAGATGATTTTTTTTGTTTATCTTTCGCCACCATTTTTTTTACATCTGATTTATTTGGTAAATCCACATATTTCTTTTTGGGTACTTTTTTCATTTCTTTTAAAAGTTCAGCTTTACTTTTTTTTAAAGTTTCCATATCTAATCCGATATTATACATATCTACAATATGTATTAATTCAGTTTTAGAATAACCATCTAATGTCATTTGTTCTTTAACCATTTTATATATATTACATAGATATATTAATTATCTGTTTTTTCATAAATAAATATCTATTGTAGCAATATGATTTAATTGTTCTATTTTCTTTTTTGTCTTTTCAATATTCTTTTTTAATTGTTTTAATACCTTTTCTTTGATTGTAAATATTAGATCCTTGTTCTGTTCTGTTGTTGTATAGAATAATGTATGCAGTTTTTTATATAAATAAACCTGTTCTTTCAAAGTAAGCGAGATAGTCATTATATATTATATTGTAATATATATAATCTTTAAATTAATATATATTATATATCTCTTAAATGACACTTTTATGCTACATTTACTATATAATATATATATTACTATTTAAAAGTATCATAAAAATTAATTTTTATGATTGTTTTAAGTGCTTTATTAATAAGACTATATAAAAGTATCATAAATGTATATATAAACCCATATATTACTATATATCATATAATGTATTATCTTATACTGCTACTCTTCCTTCACTTAATTGTACGTATAATTTAGTAAAAATATAATTAGTTGAACCAGATTTATTTATTATCTTTATATATCGTGGTAAGTTTTCTATATGTGGTGAGTAAATATAATGGGTTGATCCTATAGTTTCACTTCTTAAATTCTCACCCATAATATAGTAAGTTCCACCAGAAGTATTTGAACCCATCACTAAAAAATCTGTTCCTACTGATGCTGTTGTTATACCAAAGAACCGAGCGTGTCTATAATTTTCAAAATCAAATTCACTACTTAATGCTCCAGAATTAATAGTAACACCACTTAATAATTCTTTTAATTCGCTGGTTGTGTGTAGTGTGGTTTTAGTTGCTACAACAGCACTCGTTAATTCGGTTGATGCTCCACTGGGTAAAGCACTACTTAAAATATCTACTTGTAAATGCCCATCACCATCTACTGCTATCTCTTGTATCGCCCCACCCAATAAATTTGTACCGCCTATACTTATACATTTAGAAGGACCAGTTGAATTATCTGTACCTACACACGCTTCTAAAGCAGTTAAACCACTATTAGTAACAGCCCCCCCAAATCCACCATTAGCAATATTTACATCTAATTTATCACTATTAAGAGCAGAAGCGAGTTCAGTTAAAGCACCATTTGAAACAGGAACAGTAATACTTTCTTTTAAACTAACTTTTAAATTATCAGATGATAATGCAGAAGGAAGACCCCCACCTTGTAAAGAAGCAGTTGAAAATCCTGAAATATTACCTGAACTTATATTTACATCTAATTTATTTGAATTTATAGCATCATTAAGATTTGTTAAAGTAGAATTTGATACAGGAACCGTAATTGTTTCTTTTAAACTAACTTTTAAATTATCAGATGATAAAGCAGAAGGAAGACCCCCACCTTGTAAAGAAGCAGTTGAAAATCCTGAAATATTACCTGAACTTATATTTACATCTAATTTATTTGAATTTATAGTATCATTAAGATTTGTTAAAGTAGAATTTGATACAGGAACCGTAATTGTTTCTTTTAAACTTACTTTTAAATTATCAGATGATAAAGCAGAAGGAAGACCCCCACCTTGTAAAGAAGCAGTTGAAAATCCTGAAATATTACCTGAACTTATATTTACATCTAATTTTGCTGAATTAATTGCAGTTCCTAATTCTGATAAATGGGTATTTGTAACAGCACCATCAAAATCATTTTCAATTTTCAGTCTTCCAGATCCACTTAATGCTGATGGTAATTGTGCTACAGCATTTCCAATATCAACATTTAATCTTTCTGATCCTTCATTTCCTAATTCTTGGATACATACCTTGAGATTTCCTGAACCAGTTAAAGATGCTGGTAAATTTACACCACCAGTAATGGTCACATCTGTTGTATCACAATTAAACTCAGCGATGGTTTGTAAAGTGCTTTCTGTTGCTACATCTCCTAATGACGAATTTATAGTATCTAATTTACCATTTGTAGTTCCTTGTAATGTTGCCGTAGAAAAACCAGTTATATTACCACTACTAATATTAACATTAACTTTATTTGAACCTACACACGCTTCTAAATTATCAATACCAGTATCAATATTACTTAAATGTGTAATTTGCGTATCTTGTTTAGCTGATGTAGAAAGATTATGTGTGAAATCTTCTTGGATACTTACTTTCAAATTTCCTTCACCAGTTAATGCTGATGGTAATTGTGCTACAGTAGAACCCACATCAACATTTAATCGTTCCGATCCTTCGTTTCCCAATTCTTGTAAAGATACTTTTAAATTCCCACTACCAGTTAAACTTGCTGGTAATCCACCAATTCCACTTGATAAGGTACTATTTATAGTATCTAATTTACCTTCTAATTCATCAGTATTTAAATTTACACTATCAGCTGTTAATTTTATATTAGCAGTATTGGTAGCAACCGTATCTAATTTAGTTTTTATATCTTCTAATTTAGAATGGTTTGTGGTATGGTGTGAAATTTGTGTGGTTTGATGATTAAGTAATGTATCTTGATAATTTCCAAAAGAACTCATTATATATATCTTATCAATATATTTTTATTATATTTATTTTTTATTATTAACTTTGTTTTTTTCCCATATATCTTTATCTATTTTTCTTGCTGCACCATTCATAATAACGCTTGCTAATCGTCCATATCCCCAACTGAAAGCCGTTTGGTTTGGTCTTGACCCACTGGAATAAAAAGCACCCTGACCTTTTTTAATCACTAATTCTTGACCTTTTGATTTTAATAAATTATCATTGATCCATTTTTTATTAGTAATCTTTTTTCCATATTTCTTTTCAAACTTTTCTACCCAACCACTTCTTTTTTTCT